GATAAAGAAGCGCTGGCGAAAAAACTGGCTGAGTCGCTATCCTTGGCTGAAATCAAACAGTTACTCGGCCACTCCAACTCCAAGACGACTAAAAAGTACGTCCACTGATCGGACTGGCAATCATTCGCTCACGTGCATCGTTTAGCGTGAGCGTGTGAGCAAGCGAAGTGGGCGCAACTGAGCGAGCGAAGACGCCGCCGGTTGCGCCAATTTGCTGCCCGTAGTGCTGAAACAAGTTGATCGCCGTGGCCACACTCTCGCGGCCCTGGCTATCCATCCCTGCAATCATCTTCCGATATTCATATTCCGTGGGCAGTGTTTTGAACACTGACCGGAGTGGCGACGAATCTGCAAACGCCTGCGCCACCTTCTTTTGAGCTTCCAAATTCTTATCCTTCCCCGTCATCTTCTTGTCGTCTTCCAACATCGCCAGTTGGGCCTGAATAGCCTCGCGCTTTGCCTCCTGAAAGTCATTGGCATTATTGGCATACGCCGCCATCAACATTTTTCCAACGAGCGGTTTAATGGGGCTTGGTGAAGACGCCATTTGCATTGTGCCGTTCATCGTCCGCACATCGAGGTTAAGCTCGCGCCCTGCTACGCGCAGATAGTTATTTACGCTGATACGCCCAGTCACGCGGGCCTCGGCGTCGTCAAGGCTGAGCGCGTGGTTTAATGCACCAGCGTACTGCAAGAACCCATTCCCACCAAGAGATTGCAACAGCGGTCGAACCACGGTGGCGTAGTCCATGCTCCGCTGGTGAACCAAGTTCATGATGGCGTTCTGCGTGTTCAGAATCGTGGACAAAAAGAACACCCTTGAATCTATCGAGATCGGACGCACCCCCGAATCGCGGTTGAGCCAGTAATTCGGAACTTCTCCAAACACACCAAATGTGCCAATGCGAGATGCGTTGTCGCAGACGGTCAGCAAGGCGCTTTTCGGGTCATGAATGGTGGTTAAATCCTCCACGTTCTGCTTGCGGCCGAGAACATCCTCGTCGAATTTATTGCGGAGCATGGCAAACGCCATTCCAATCGGCAGAATCGCCGCATAGGCAGCAAGGCCGGTCCCGAACGCACTGTAAGATTTCTGACCGTTCGGCTCGCGGAATCCACGAACCGCATCGTAACCCTTGTGTACCGCCCAGCCCAGCATGGGATTGGCCATCTGCCCAAGACTGTTGGTCATCAGCCATGTCGGGCGAGTGGTCAAACTGCTTTCCATCGTCATGTCATCCAAGCATTGCTGTGCTGCATAGCGATAAGTGGACTGATGAAGGAGTGGCGCTGTGCTGTCCGCCTCGCGCCGAGCGACGGCGTCGCGCGTCAACTGCTCGAACGTCATGCCGTATTTCGTCATCGAAGATTTCAGATAGTCGAACGCGCGCCCCTCAGGCCAACCCAAGTGCTTGGCTGTAAATTGAAAATCTTTATTTGCCAGATCTTCCGGATGAGAAGCGAAGTGCTCGACACCAGCCATGACGTTACCCTCGTAAATCTTGGCCCACGCATTTGCGCCGCCAAGTTGAATCACTTGCGCGGCCCAATGGAACACAGATAGTGGTTTTAGCGTTGGGAAGACCGCTTTCCCTTCTTGCGCTCGACCGACACCTACGGTCAGGGCAGTCTTGGCGAGCCGGCCAGCCATGATAACGCCGCGCAACATCTGATTTTCGGCGTAGATTGGATGGACAAGAGCGGAGCGCCACTTATCTTTGATTGAAAGCGTTGCGTCATCATCGAAAACGCCAACCGTGTTATTCAACTTGGTGAGACGAGTATCCCAAAACGCCTGCCTATGGAATGCCTGCAATAGCGAACCGAAAGCGACTTTTGCAATCTCCTCGGTGGCGCTGGCAGTCAGTCGAAGCCCAGCCGTGTTGAATCCGAACTTGCGAAACCACTGCTCAAAAATGACCTCGTGGGCTGTGATGGCTGTTCCCGGGCCGGAAACCGTCCCTGCCGCGATTGCGCCCATGATCTCGGCAAAAGCTGCTTGCTCTGGCGGACGGTTGCGGTTCATGCCCAGCACGGATTCGATCTGCTTCGCGTTGGCTGCCACTGATTTGGCGTTACGCTGAGCGTTTTCCATGATGACCTGGTCAAGCCCTTGAGATTTCATTTCCCCACGAATCGCATCACGCAACTTTTTGCCCTTCAAGTCGGGGTAAAGTGCTTTCAAGTCCTCGTATTGTTTCGCCAGCGCCAACTGCTCTGCCTCGGCTTTTTGGAGGGTTTCACGCATCGCGGTCATGCGTCGGCCAAACGCGGCGTTGTATGCTTGCGACTTCGTTAATTGCGTCAAAGTTGTCTTGTCGAATGGCAAGTAATCGTAAAAACCAGCAGGCATCTCCTCGCATTTGCGGGCATCCATTATAAACCGCTTGGGGCTTGGGTGGCCATTGTCCTGCAAATCGGAATAGTCAGATCGGCTCGCAGACAGCAAATCGTAATACGACTGGAATGTTTCCATCGTCTCGCCAACAAAATCCGCAAACTTCGCAGGGTCCGCCTTGCCACCTTCCAGCTTGTACAGCATCTCCGAAAACTTGATTGGGTCAAAACCGAGGTCGCCGCCAGCCATTTCGTAGGCGGTTGCCACCCGCTCGCGTGTAGCGAACCGGTTAATACCACCTTCTTCGGGTGCGTAAAAAGCACTTCGGCCCTGCTTGTTCTTGCAGAGTTCACTGACAAAGAATCGCTGCTCTGGCGTAAAGCGGCTCTTCAAGGATTCTCGCAGCTTCTCGATGTCCTGGCTGGCGTCAAACCTCACGCCTGCCTTTGTGAGCTTCTCCTTCGCCCATTCTCCCATCTTCAAAAACAGCGTCTCAGCCTCGCTGGATAGCTGGCGCGGCAATGTCGTTGGCGCGTTGCCGATTACATCGCGATAAGTATTCCCGTCCAGCACCTTGTTACCCATCCATGCGCCAGTCTTGACGCCCCATTCAGCAATCTCGACGTGCAATCGCATCCATTTTTCGACTGCCGCCGTAGCGCCAGGTTTCCCCATCATTTCCTTCGTAGCATCGTCCAAGCGCAAATGCTCCATGCCGGCTCGAATTCCTTCCTCGACCGAATTCAAATCTTTCCGATGTTCCAGCGCGTTTGCAAAGTCGCGCAGGATGGTTTTGTCGAACACTTCGGGGCGCGCAATCCCCAGGGCGACCATTGCCCGGTCGCGCTGCGACTCGTATTCGCTTCCGTACTGATGCGCTTGCCCCATCACTGAGCGAATCAAAACCTGAGAGCGCTCAATCATCGAAGCCGCCATGCGACTCGAGGGGGTTCCAATCGAGCGCAGCTTGTCGGTGATGGGCGCGAGAAAGCGAGTAACAAAGCTGCCTTGAATGGAATCGTGAATGCCCCAGCGAACCTGCGCCAGCATTAATCGGTCGTATTGCTGCTTCACCCCCAGATAGTCGGCTCCGTGCAGGGCCAGTAGCTGGGGATTTGCCTCTCCCTCTTTGCTCAGCTTGAGCCAGTCCGCCATTTTGTTCAGGGAGTCAGCCACCTCTGGGCTGGTCGTTCCATCCTTGCTGAGATTTAGACTGCGCTGAACGAAGGCGTCCGGCCGCGCGCCAGCGTTCGGCGGAATCATCATCTTCGCTCCATGCACCGGCTGAAAGTCGTTACGCAAAAGCCCAATGCGCGCCTCGTGCTCGGCTGCCGCACGCTTCAAAATCGGGTCAGCGAGCCGCTGAATCTCAATAAATTTACGACCGTTCTCGACTCGCATCTGTCGGTCAGCGACGCTGGTTTTCAACTCCTGCAAATGCCGCAATAGCCGGTCCATCTTCACCGCCAGCCGGGGTAATTTCTTAGCCATGTTTCGGGCGTCCGAAATAGCCGAGTCGCCGCCCTGAGTCGCGTTGTGGATAATTTTGTTTGCCTCGGTGAGTTCTTTTGTCAGCGAGCTGCGATCTCCGGCGGCATCAACTTGCCGCAATGCGAGCAAATCCATGAGATGCGCGTTACCTTTTGCAAACGAAATTGCGGTTGCCAGCAGCGCGCGCGCTTCGGGAGTCTTTTCGAGCAGTGGCTCAATTAAATGCCCGTTATCCACCTCGCTCAAATCGACCGCTTGCAGCGAATTCCGAATGTCGCCCGGGGTGGACTCGACCCAATCCATATCACCCATCGCACTCGCGAGCGCCTGCAAAGTGTCGCTGTAATCTTTTCCGCCAGCCAACTTTTTCGCCAGCGCGTCAAGCGCCTTGACATAAGGCTCTGGTAGCGGGTTGTCGCCTTTGATGTCAGTGTCAAGCTGCCGCAGTATTTGGTCGAGCGCGCCAATTTTGCGCGCAGTCTTCCCGATTTCGCCAGCAGCATCGCGAATAGCCTGAGTGTCTTTGACGGTCATCCCAATCAAGTCAGACATTCGCAACTTAGCCTGCGCGTAAATGAGGTCGAGGTTGCGATATTCTGTCAGTGCGGTGGCGTGCCGCTCGATGTCTTTGGTAAGGGCGTGAGCGTTAGCATTCACCTCAGACTTTACATCGCGAGCCTTGGCCGCAAGGGTTGTGCGGGTCGCTTCCAGCAGGTTCCGCGCGATGGCTGAGGCCTGTTGCTTTGACGCCCCGTCCGCAATGTCGGCAACCTTTATGCTTGGGTCAATTAAAGTCTGCCCAATGGATTGCAGCGCTTTATTTCCTTCGGCGATCTTGGTTGCCGGCGTTTCGCCTTTGCCGAAATACTTCACGTCTCCAATTTGAACCGGCAACCCAATCGCGCGAGTGAAGTCGTCAATTCCCATCCCTTGCGGTAAATGCCCCTCTTCTAAGACGGCTCGATGAATAGTTTCAATGGCGTCACCGAGTTCATTCATCGCGGCAGCTTTTGGCGTATTGACGGCGGTCGAATTTCGATCTGCCGAAATGTCCCATTTTGGATCTGAGACAAAGGAGACATCGCGATAGCGAGTCATGACTGATGCCGGGCTATCGTAATTCACCTCAGCCATGCGCGGGCCACCCATGAAACTTGTCAGACTCATGCCCTTGCCTGACAAGAACGAACGCATCCGCGCCTCAAAATACGCCGCCGCGCGCTCTGGCGACGGCGTTAACCCCATCGCCTTAATCAACCCCATCGCCACTCGCTGATAAAGCTCTCTAACAGCAATCGCGATGCGCTGAACTGCGCTACGAGCCTCCTCTGGGTCAAACCCGGACAAGGCAAGCTTCTGAGCAATAGACTCAACCAGCCGTCCCTCCTGTTTCACGGCGGCAGGGTTTTGCTCGCCCGGGGCGACGCGCTCCTCGTATGAACCAATACCAAGGGCTTCGTTTGTAGCGCCATCGATAGCTTGATGCAGCAAGGCTTGCGTCTCTGGCGTTTCATCCGCGAATACGCAGTGGCCAGCCTCATGCAAAAGCGAGATAACCGTGTTCGCTGTTGGTTTGGTGGTGTCTTCGAGCGCAACCGTGATCGCCTTCGAGGTTGAACCTTTGTCGTTCTTCCAAACCTCCATCTTGGCGCAGTCTTTCGCCATCCCGGCAATTTCGGGGGCGAGTAGGCGAGTTTCGATTCCGCGCGCACGCAACGCATGGATGATGCGTGGCACGAGCAGGTGTGCCTGAGCATCAGAAATCACATGCTGAGAAATGACCACCTTCGCGCGCTCGCGAGTCATTGGTGGCGTGAACATCGAAAGCTTTCCACCACCGAGTCGCTGACCGTTGACCACCATTGTTGGCTTCTTGAAATCTTCCGGCTGCGCCATGTTGGGGATGGCGTCAATGAAAGCAATGCCGCTTGGTGTTACAATCGAGTTTTCATCGTGAGCATCGCCAAGGATGATGCCGGTACGAGGATTGTAGTAATCGAATTCTTTGCCCGGTATTAATTGATACCCGCGCCGAGCCATATCCGCCTTAACCTCGGCCGGAGTAGCGCCGCGACCGGACACATCCTTTTGTTTGAAAACTGGCTCGATTGGAACCGACTTTCCATCGCGCTTGCCGCCTTCCATGAAACCAATAAACTCCAGCTTCGTTTCCGGAAACAGGGAGTTATGTAAAGCAATGCGATCAAAGAAGTGCAGCCAGGTTCCGTGTGCGCTACCATCGTTCGCCTTAATCCAGTTGCCGTGCCCGTCTGGGTACGCGCGATTTTCCATCCCCTCAATCTTGCCGCCAGCCTTCCAGTTTTTATCGAAGTTGGCGCGGTCAATCATCAGGCCATTGGCCTTTGCCCACATCAGCAAGGCAGCGGTCTCTTTCGGCCTTATTTTTTCGTCGAGGGCGGTGCGTTCTGTGCCGCGCGTTGGCTGTTTTGCGCCAGCCTCCGCGCTTGCGCGATGCACTCCTTCGAGGATCGTATGGGCTGCGCCAATATGTGTGCCGTCAATAGCTCGCTTTGCTTCCGGTGGTAGTTGTTCAGGATGGTAGGCGTCTTTTTCATTGGCGATTCGATAACGAGTTGAAACTGTACTGCCTTTGTCAAGTGACGCAAGGTAGGCGTCAATGTTGTGTGCCGGAGTCCCCTCTAATGGCGCATACTCATCGCCAAATGGATTCTTCCCTTTGGCGAGCAGAGACAGGGCATCGCTGTGCTCTTCAAAGTCGGAGCCGATGAGTTTATCGAGCTTGGCCTGATCTGTGGCCGGTAATGATTCGATGGCGGAGTCAACGTCACCCTTGCTCTTTTTTAGAGCTTCGGAGAGACGACCGCCGAGGGTATCGGCTGTTGATTTGGCAGGCTTGGGCGCGGGCTTTGCGGCATCATTTGCGGGCTTGCTGGGTGCTGCATCTGCGCTTGGACGACCGCCATCCTTGCCTGCTCCAACTTGAGCCGCATCGCTTCCTCGCCCAGCGGTTGCCGGGCCACTGCTTGCTCGGTCTGCGGCTGGCTGAACACCTCCGGAAACACTATCCGAGCCGCCTCGTCGCAGGCTTTCTTTCCTGACGGACTCAATAAATTGTACTCGCGCTCGGCCTGCTCCCGCATGGTTCCTCTGTGCTTCGGTAAATGCTTCATATAGGATTCTGGACGCTAAATTAATTGCTACTCTGGCTTCGCTTTCTGTTTTGATTTGCAAGCCAAGGTCGCGGGCGAGCGCGCGAAACCCCATGCCAAGCTCTGGGGTTTGCTTGATAATCTGAAAGACATCTTCAGGCGACTCTACACCCAAACCATGCAGCGCGTCAAATATGTCCTCCGCGTGGTCAGAGGTAAAAGCTGAGCTTTCGGGCGCAATGGACGCTGGCCCAGCGGCCGCAGCCGGCGGCGGAAGGTCGTCGGATTCAAGCTTGGCACCACGCCCGTCAGCGCTCTCGGCCAGCGAGTTTTTTGCTTCTTCAACGGTTGCGCTATCGTGCGGTTTTCCAAGTTCGCTCGACATCTCTGCGTGGTGATCGTCCAACAGCGCTGCCGCCTTGCTGGTTTCCGATTCTTTTTCCCACAGCGTGTTTTCGAGCCTTGACCATTCTTCTGGCGAAAACGTGGCCAGAAAATTCTTGCTGTAATCCTTCTGCTTGATGGTGGCCAGTGGTTGCCAGCCATCCTTTTTCACCAAATCATCAAAGTTTCTGACTTTGGGTTTGCCGTTGGCGTCATACATTGTGACACGGTCAACCCCACCCGTCCGATACGCTTGCCCTAAAACAACATGGCTATCATCGGGGGCACGCAGAGCCACCAGCTTTTTGGTCGTAGAACCATTCTTGCCAGTCTTGGACGCAGAGTCGTCGTAAGCGCGCGCCTTGGCTTGTTCCAGCGTCATCCCGCGTAGCGGCTCGTAAGCCTTTGCGGTTTCTTGACCAGCTCCAACTCGCTCGACTCCGACCTCGCCGCCGCGCTTCACCTTTAAGCTGGCTACCCTTTCCTGAAATTCTTTTTCAGCAACAACTGGATCCGCTCCACCGCGAATGTCCTTATCGCGCTTCTTGAGGGCTGCTCGAAGCTCGAGGGAAGCCGCGCCAAGTTTATTTTCAAGTGAAGCATCACCCGTTGAAACCGACTTGTCTCCGGCTCCGGCCTCGAACGCACCTTGCGCGCTCTCATGGATTTGCTCCGCCGTAGCGGTCGCCTTCACCTTGCGCCATGATTCAACTGGCGGCTTTGCAGCCAGTGGCTTTGTGGTGTCTCCCGATTTTACCCAATTTTCAAAATCTTGCTTTGGCATCTCTGTGACGCCACCAATGCGCTCATCGGCCTTGCCATCAGAGAAACTGGCGCGATAAGCGGCCAGCGCGTCATCCTTCGAGTTGTAGCCCAGCAACGCCTTGTGCTCGTCAAAGCCGCCATCGGCGTTCAACTGGTCAATCACCCACGCTTTTTGAAATCCATCCGGATTCGGGCCGATGGTGACATCCACATGATCGCCGTCTTTACCCTCTGTGCCTTTGACGTAACCATAGTCGCCCGGCATTTTGACAGACCATTCTTTTCCGCTCGCGTCGGTTCCAGATCGAATTGAGCCAGCCGGATTTTCAATAGTGACATCTAGGCCACCGATTTTAACGTGGCCCTTGACGTAATTCCCTGCCTGCTTCTGCGCTTCGGTCGGTGCTGGAGATGCTTGCACTTTTTGCGCTTCCTCATCAAGCTTATCGGCAACCGGGGTGTTCGAGATGGCATTACGCGCCTCGGTGAGGCGATCAACCGCCGGGGCTGGCGCTGTCGCCGCAGGCGTGTTCCCCAATCGTAAGGACGCTTGGTCGTCCACGGCAACAGGCGCAGCCTTGGCGATTTCTACGGAAGATGGCGCGGGCGCGGGCGCGGGCGGAGCGACCGGCAATGAAGCCACCGGCGCGGCTGGAGCCACATCAGCCGACGCCAGTGGTGAATTTGGAGGGAGCGCAGGTGTTACGGGTGACTCCGAAGATGGCGCGAGCGGCGTGGCAGCGGCAGCCTGGTTCCGTTGCCGCTGCCGCTCGTTGATGTAAAACTCGTTCTCGCCACCGAGCGAATCATCGCTTTGAAGCTGGCCAAGCTGGCTAACATCATCGGGCGTGAGCTTTCCGCTTTGCTCGCGGCTCACAATTTGGCTGATAATCGCCTTACGCTCAGGCGAAACATCGTAGCTGGCAGCTGGATCAATGCTTGGTGGCTGCGGCGCGGGAGGCGCGGGCGCGGGAGGCGCGGGAGGCGCGGACACAGCGGCTTGAGGTGCCTTCTCGCCGGCACCCGTCCAATCACGAGGATGCCCTAACAGCATAGCCTGAGCTACCGCCGAGGTGATTCCCTTGAACGTAGGAGCTTGCCCTTCAACAAGTGAGCCAGCGGCTCCAAACGCAGCCCCCATGCCGGTCTGAATCGCCAGCGCTTGAACTGCCTGCCGCTCCGGCTCTTTTAGTGCCTTCCAAGTCGTTTCTCCCCTTGCGATTATTATGAGAGACGCTGCTCCGCGAGCCGCTTCAAGTGGGGCCAGCTTGAAAATCGTCGCCCCGCCCGCAACGTCGCCAGCAAACGCCGCATAGGGATGCTGCTCCTGATCTGCGGCCTGATATTTTTCCAGAGTCGAGTGAACACTCGGAGCAACTTCTTTAAGGGCGGCCGATTGAACTTTGTCACCCAGCAAGCCGCCGATAAATGCGCCAATGGCATTGCCGACAAACTTGCCAGCACCCCAACCAGCCGCTTCAGATGCGCCAGTCTCACCAGCGCCCGGCACCAACGCGCCAGCAGCAGCGCCAACATAGCCGCCAATTTGCGAGCCAATCAGGGCGGCGGCAGACGGAACCACACTTGTAGCTGCGGCGCGTCCAGCGGCACCGATGGCTGTGGTTTGAGGTAGCTGTCCTTCGAGCGGCGGAAGTCCAGCAAGCAGGTCGTCACCTCCGGGCGAGGCTTGGGCATCAGCTTTTGGTAACGGTGGCAATCCGGCGAGCAGAGCGTCGGCGTCGGTTGGCATATTATTATTGACCCATCTGCGACTGCCAGTTGTTGCGTGCCGTCATTGCTGCGGCTTGCGTTGCCAGCGGATTACTGTCGTCGCCCACTGGCATTGGCATCGGCATCGGCTGATAAATGGATGAGCTAAGACTCGCCCCCGGAGGGAGAACACCGATTGATGGCGGGGCAAATGCGGGCGGGGCAAATGCGACTGCGGGCGCGGGCGCGACTGCGGGCGCGGGCGCGACTGCGGGCGCGGGCGCAACCTGCGGAGCGGCCACCACGAGCGGGCTGAGCCGAAATGGAACCGTGCCCGTGCCAGGTGGACTGAAATTGTTCTGCGGGATTGCAACCGCAGCCGGTGGTGCAACTACCTGAAAATTAGAGTTCGCTGGCGCAACCGGCTGGATGGTTAGAGCGGCTGGGGGTGGCGTTGGCCCATTTGCTGCCCACCACTGTTGCGCCTCTGTCATTGCAGGTGATGTGAATAAGGTGCCACCCATTTCAGGTGTTGCGGTGTAACCAGCCGGCCCAGCCACTGCCGGTGCCACTGTCGGTGCTGTCGACCTCGCGGTGGCTGGAGGTCCAAAAACCTGCGGTGCTGCGGCGTCTTGAGCCTGCGGCTTCAGCTTCCAGCTTCTTGACTCGTCGTCAAAAAACATCCGCGAGGCGGCAGTCGGGTCTTTCTCCATCGCGGTGTGAGCATCGGCGGCATTTACCGCGGACGACCACCAGGGCTTTTCAACCTGACGACCATTCGTGCTGCCCATCATCGAAAGTGATTGCTGCTGCTTGTAGAGCAGGTTTAGGTTATCGCGCGCCGTGGCGATGCCAGCCGCAATCGGATTGCCGCTGTTTTTCAACGAGCGCGCCGTCTCCTCAACGAGCGCTTGATTGAATTTGCCCTGATACGCCTCGCCGTATTTGGCGCGAGCGCGTTTAAGGATTTCAGTGGACTGATCTGGCCGCCCCGTTGTCGGGTCAAGTGCGGCCATAACGTCGGGCTGCTGCATGAGCCACGAATCCGCTGCGCCCTGTGCCGCGCTTTGAACAGTCGGGTCGGTTGCGGCTTTTTGAAACGCTGATTGGATTTGAGGATTACTCAAGTAGGCGTTCTGTTGCGCAATCTTGGCATCAATCGCCGACTTCGCCAGCGAGTCAGACTTAATGTTTTCGGTGAGCTTCGCCTTTGTTGCGGCCTGAATCCTGCCGAGGTAGGCGTCATCGGTCTCACCGGCAAGACGCTGCACCGGGTCGCCGCCAAGCTGGTTCGTTAAATTGCCCTGCGCGGACTTGATGTCGTTGAACATTCCTTGCTGCTTCAGGATGTCCATGTGAGACTGCGCGGCCATTTGCGCCACCTTCGTGGCTCGATCATCGCGCATCTGTTCGCGCTCGATCTGCATCTTATGTTGCATGGTCGCGAGCGCCCACTTTGCGTCAATTTCATGCTGGGCCGCTTCGGTTGAAAATTGATGCTGCTGCTGCTCGCGGGCAAGCGCCACCCGCGCCTCACCGTTGCGGATAATCGCTTCGTTAATCGGCGCAATAAATCGACTGCCCATGTCTGCCGACTGAGCAATGTTAAGGGGCTGAGGGTTGTCGCCAATGACTTGAACCATAAATTAAAACAGCGTTGCTGCGCCCGGCGCAAAGCTACTCGCCTGACTGCTGATAGGGTCAACCATGACCGAGGTTCCAGCCGGAGCGCCTGAGCCGTATGCATACATTTGCGGCGTGCCTGGATTCGCGTAGGCATTATACGTTGTCGCATTTCCGCTGTTTGCCTGAAAGCTGTTTAACAGGCTGTTGTAATTGCGCTGCTGCATGTAAGCCCCAAGCCCGTTTGAAATTGAACCGCCAGCGGCAGAGAGCGCGTTCGCGCCTCCCATGTACGCAGCCGCCGAGGGAGTCGGCAAGGGTTGATACTGATATGGCTGGGCAGTGCCAATTCGCAACTCGTTCAAGGGCTGCATTCTCTGGCTGAGACTGTTCAGCCAGTTCGATTGCGGCAAAAACGCCATCTGGTTAGATTCGCCTGCGACCGCGCCCGGCGCTTGAAGATTCTGCAATGGCAGCGTGACGTTGCCGTAATTTCTTGTGTCAGCCACTTCCTGAGCGTTCTGTTGGCCAGCCGCGCCAAGACTTTCGCCGGCAGATTTCGCGGCCGTGAATTCCAGCGCGCGACCGCCAAAGCTATCGCCACCAAAGCCGTGCCCGGCCTGAGTTGCGTTGATGTCGGAAAGCGTTTTGTTGAGCGCGTCGAGGGATGTTGAGCGAGCAGTCGCAAGCCGAGCGGCTCGCACTGGGGCTGTGTTTGACAGCATCGTGTTTGTGATGCCGCCGTTGAAAATGTCATTCGTGGATTTTGTGGCCCCAGCCAGAGCTGGTTTCAGTGGATCTGTTGCCGCTTGAAAACTCGACAGTGGAACAAAACTGCCATTGTAGCCGCTCACTAAATCATTACTGAGTGATTTCTCGAACAGGCTCCCGTCTGGATTCTTCATGTACAGCGGCAACACCGCGCTGCCGTCAGAGCCACGGCTCTGCTGGTACATTTTATAGTTCTGGTCGTTTGCAGACTGCTGCGAAGCAGCGGCAGTGTCTGCGGCGGACTGCTGTGCATCAGCGGACATGACGGAACCTGCAACACCGCTAATGAGCGATGCGCCACCAATTGCTACTGCCACCCATGCCATATTAGTTTGAACCTTTCAGTTCGGTTAAAATTTCCGAGCTTAAATCAACAATATCGTCGTGGGGCAAAATTATTTCAGCCTCCACTTCGTCAACGCTGGTTTTTTCTGTTGGATGAAATGTGGTCCACTCGCAGTCTTCGTGAATGTAAAGCACTCGCCGAGTTGCAGGCTTAGTGATGCCGCGATATGGAGCAGTCAGAATTTTAACACCAACGCCCTCAATCCACACTGCCGCAATGCCTTTCGTGATAACATACGGGTGCTCGGTTTTGTGAATCTTGGAGATAATAAACGTGCCTTTCGGCATGAATATTGTTCGCGCGTACAACCCTGGGGTAAAACTGTGTTGGACTGGGCATTCAACTTGCGGTTGTTTTTCAAGCTGAGCACGAGCTAAATCGATGCTTGCCTGCGTCGGCGTTGCCATCAGTTCGCGCACCTTCAAATCATCGACCACTCGGCTGATTTTGCAGGGGTGATTGATTGACTGAACGCCTGTCATAGTTACCCTTATTATAGGCTCACTTTTCTGGAAAGCAAATTAAACCTCAACCCTCCACCCAAGGAATGCGCGTGATGGTGCCATCACTGGGATTGCCATCGCCCCAGCGCACGATGGTGATTGATTTTTCCAGCCCGGTTGTCTGATCGACCTCGATGGTATGATTAAACCGATTCCAATCCCCCAGCGGCGCGCCGATTCCTGGGATGGCGATGGACTTGATATAGCTGAGGCTGGCGAGCGGAGAAGCCGACGCCCACCACGCGCTAATATCATTGCCAGAAAATCCGGAGCCGATCTGGAAAATGTGAATCATCGAAACCTCGGTCCCCATGATATAAATTCGCTTCGAGAGCGGATTGTACTGAAAAAGCAGGATGCGCGAACCAGAGCCTGACGGATACCATAAATTAAACGGAGCAATGTTATTGATACTGCCGCTGGTAAAGTTCAGGCTCGCCATTGTCACGTCTGATGATGACGAAATGTTGTGCATTGGAACCGAACTAATCGCAACCCCAGAGCCATAATTACTCGGCACCACATAAGCGTTCCAGCCAGAGCCTTCCGTGATCCAGACCGGCTTGTAGGCGTAATAACTCCCGTTCGTTAAGACTTGAACCGGCTGCCAGACAGAGCTTGCCGTGGCCACCGACGCCGTGATGCTCGCGTTGGGAGTGCCTTTCAGGATGACAATTAAGCTAGACGGGCCTGTAAATGTTGACGGGGTGGTCGTGACGTCGCTCGCGCCAATGTTGTACGAGGTGTCATTTGCGCCCTTGGTCCATGTGTACGATGAGCCGCTCACGACCGCCAGAGAGTATGTCCCACTGCTGCTGTATGTGGCATACGCTGGAACAATGGAGGCATAAGGCGCGACCACTGGCAACCGATAAATGCCCGCATTGGAAGTGAATATCGCTTCAACGCTTCCATTTGACCGAGTGAAGACAGCCCCATTTCCATATTGCGGGTTGCCAGCGGATGCCGCGGTAAGTCCAGTCACGACATTGTTGACCAGGTTAATTGCCGCGCCGAGAGTGATTCCAGTGCTGGCTCCATGCGTCAACGTCAGCAAGCTGTTGCCGTATGATACCGCAAGCTCCGGCTGCGACGATGCCCAACTCAACGCGGGGAAAATAGCCTGACTCACGCTCGTCTGCTTTGTGGCGTTGATAACCAACTTCCAGTTGGCTGGAGTAATCGCAAGCGAAGTCGAGCCATCCGCCGCAATGAGCGTCGGGGTGCCGTTTTGAACCAAATTGACGAAGGTTGTATCAATCGCGACCGTGAAAGCGCGGTTTCCGCCTGATACATAAAACAACTCCAGTCCGACCGCATCCCCAATCGCCACAACCGCATCAGTTCCATCCGAAGCGGTTTTAATGAGGTACGCCTGAACCGCAGTCGGGATCTGGCCAAGACCGTGCGCCACCGAAAGCGCGATGGTGTTACCCGGCAATGGCATATTGCCGCTGGTAAAGCGAACGGTCGTATTTGTGTTGTAGCTGATGTTGGTAACTCCAGACGAGCCGCTAGAAGACGTTCCGCCGGCCAACAAAAGAAAGCTGCCGTTTCGATAGACAACGCAAAACACCGAGTTTGCAGCCACGGCACCCGCCGCGATGGGAAGCCCGCCCTGCAAGATCGGGACTGCACCGAGTCCGTTGACATTCAAGGTTGCCGCCGACGTATTCGCCGTGCCGGTCCACACAAAATAAATCTGGCCGTTTTTGTACGCCGTAACAGCGGCAGCGGTGGCAACTGAGGCGGTCACCAATGCGGATGCGGTACCCGTCAGAGTGACTGAGGTTTGCGTTGCCTGAAAGATTCCACTGCTGGTGATCGAGTACCCGCTGTTGACCTGAAGCGCGGCGTCGTTATCCGGCAACACACCCTGCGTGTACGAATAGTACGAGTTCACCACCAACCCGCTCAATGTGAACGTGCCCAGGCCGCTGCTTCCGGCTGGTGGGGCGACGTAAGTCGAGCCGGATGCGATTAGATTTGCTCCCGTAGTCGGCCCCGCCGTGGCAATCGCGTAGCCGTTCAGTGTACCAACGTCGGTCGCGATTGGCAGGAACGCATACGGCATTGTTGGATCAATCGCCGAAAGCCCAACAGCCCCAGCTGACAGCGAGCCTGATTTTACCGCCCCCGAAACCAGTGTCCCGTCTGGGTTTAGCGACCCCTCAATGACGGAAAGGATGGACAAGCAAAATGCGCGAATCTGGTCAAGGTTTGCGTCCCCTTCGGCAAATGTGAGGGCGCGGCCAACGGTCGTGCGTCGTACAAAAGTGGGCAATGTAATGCTGGGGCTGATCATAAAGTTTTGGTTGCTGCCGCTTTCATGGCGGCGATTTCCTTGGTTAATCCATCAACAATGCTTTGCAGGTCGGCTATCGCCTTCGCTTTTGCGGTCGAATCGTTCGCAATGGCTCCCTGTAAGTTGCCGGCCCAAGTCTGAATTGCGGCCGAGTGGTCGCCGTTCATTACCGAGTCACCAGTCCGCGTAGCAGCCTCCGGCGGCAATGCGAGCGTTGGCCAGCCAGTTGCGTTAGTGGTCGCCGCGGCTACCGCCGCACCCACAATCGCCTGCTCATTGGATGGACTCATTTTGCTCATCGCGGCAAATTACCAAACCCGTGGCTGTTAATGGGCTGAATATTGAACATGCGACTAGTGATCTCGAACGGGCCAAAGCCGGTTACTGTTACCCTGTCTCCAAGGTAATAGCTGATGACGGTCGGGCGCAAATTATTAAACTGCTGAGGCGCAATAATTGCTCCTGATTGCAAATCGGCGCCGGTGCCAGGATTTGAGCCACCCCTGAAATCAATCGAGACGATGGCGTTTGGACATTTTGAGGACGCCCCAAGCGAATATTCATTCCACGACTTTTCGCTGTTCCCTGCCCCGAAATCATCCAGCCCGCTCTCAATGACTGAGTTGTATTGTAATCCGTCACGATGCCAAATGCCGGGCAAAATGGTAAATTGCTGAGCGATGACTGGAGCAGTGAGGCCAATGATCGAAACGCTGGTTGCGCTGATGTATGCATCAATGGCGGCCACGCTGCCACCGGAAAACAAAACCGTGGTCCCCACATCGTCGGGTGAGAAAAATGCCGTGGTTGCAGCCAGTGTAACCGTGGCGGTTCCCGATGTGGTGCCAGTAATTGCACCACTGCTGCGCGGCTTGCAGTCAAGCAGCCCGTACCGCTTTAGCGAGCCATCCACCATCCCCATGACGTACCAATCGGATCCATTTTTTGGATGCCGAACCTTTGCGGCCGCTGTGAGCATGGCGCTGGTGGTTCTGACGGTTTGCTGTGCGTAATCGTAGCAAAGTGCCCCTCCCGCAATTCCGTAGCCAAAATAAATTTCTCGAGTTAAATGGTTCTCGGACACGAAGGCGGTCCCTCGATCCGCGTTGTCAAAAAATAACGACTGACACGCGGTCAGGGCGGGGATTTCTGTTGGCGTCAACTGGAACAAGTCGAACTTGTAGAACGCATTTCGGCCAGCGTAGATGTGATGGCTGCCATAATAGCCGCCTCCTTCTGGCGCGATGACGTTCTTGTAGTGTAACGCCTGAGCCGTGTTCGGAAGGGTTACGCGCTGAAAAGTGAACGGGGCTGCGGCAGCGCCGGTGTATGTCCCAATAAACACGGCCGGAGTTGGCGACGGCTCTTTGTAAATTACGAGCTGATCACGCAACTGCATTCCCCTTAAAATGGCGCTTCCGTCGTCGGTCAAATCAGAATAAATACCAGCATAGCTCACCTGAGAGTCTGCGGCCTCGATTGGCAGGCTTGTAATGGTGTTCTGACAGATTTCAGCCATCGTCATCGACATTGCCGAGCCGCGCGAAATCCATTGAACCTGTGAAATTAGGTTGCCAGCGTTTATAGCTGCCTGCGGAAGGAAGATGGACGGCAGCGCGACCGCAGACAACCCAAACCGAGCCGCAGTGTAAAACAAGTCCGAGAGCGACCGAACGGGGTAATCAAACGCAACAACCGGACTGCCGGCCTGCATCGAAGCGGTCACAATCGCCCCAAATCGACGCGGCTGCGACGGCATCGAAGGAAATACACGCCACCCGTAACGCTGAACCTTGCCGGCCCACATTGTGTACGCGGCGGGATTCTCAACCGAACAAACCCCTGACACTGGAACCGTATTGTTGACCAGCAAGAACCCATTTGAATCAACGCCAATTATTTCGCGCTGCTCACCAGTGCTCCAAAATAGCGACATTCCAACCAAGCTCACAGCTTGCATTGTGGGGAATAGCGTTGTCGCTGCCGGGGATACTTTCCCACTGACGTCTTGCGATGCGCTCAAAGATGCTGGAATTGCGGCCATTAACCCCTTGAAATCATCATCCCCGATTTGGCTGATGCCAAGGCAAACCAGAACGTCGTTCATGGAGCAAATCGTCTTAACACTGGCGACTTGCTGCTCGCGCAATTCATAAATCGGCTTCACTGAATACTCATCCAGCCGATATGTTATCGGGAGGTCAACCTCGTTGTTGAGCACAACAAAGTCGCCAATGCGCACGATCTCCCAGCGCGCGCCAGCAGTCGAAAAGCCAGAGCCAATTTGAATCCACCCCTTTGCCGCTTCGTCGAAATATGTCGCGCCAGATTCGGTATCGAAATAAGCCTGACCAGACTCAATGTCGAAATAAGCGATGTCTTCCAATCCAAAAAAGCGCCAAAGAGTCGTTTGATTCCCGGCAATGAGTGTCACTCTGCCATCTCCAAGCTCAACCTCAGAGACTAGCGTTATTGGGCCACCACCGCTGATCGGAATTGACTGAGCCAGCCGATCATAAAAAGTGTTCGGCTGATAAGCGACGTGCCCCTCGGCTCGCATTTCGCGGTCGAGGTAGCGTCGAATTTCTTCCTTGCGAACGTAATTTGGAGCGCCGGCCGTTTCAGAGGAAAGCCCAGCCATCAGCTTTCCGCCCTGGCCAGGCTTCAGCGTTACTGGTTTTCCGCCGGCTGCTGCCATAGCATTAGGGCTGTGTGACGTTCATCAGTATTCCATTCGTGAAATACAGCGTGTTCGTCCTAGTGCTGCCAAAAGTGAACTGGATGTTCGTAGTGTATCCGCCAGTTATGTTTGTGGCGTTCAACTTGCCAACAAGGTTGGTTGCCGTAAAGGTGCCATTTCCACCCAGCGTGAAAAGACCGCCCGGAGTTGTAAGGTTGAATTTCCCCTGCTGCGCCCAGACGTTTTCAAAATGCACATTGTTACCATCAGATCCGGCAGTAAAAATTTGGTTCATGGGGTAGAAAACCACATTCGTCGTGTAGAATGTCCCATTCTGGCCAAATCCAAATTGACCACCGGGGGTAATGACGTGAAACTGACCTTGAATGATCCAGTTGTTTTCGACATGCACGTTGTTGCCATCTCCACCCGGGTTGATGTCTTGATTCACTGGCCAGAACGTAGCCGGCCAGCCAAGGTGAAATTGCTGCCCAACATAGCCACCGTTGTTGGTTATACCAACAACAACGCAGTTTGCCGCAGTGTCAACGAACAGCGGACAGAGGTTTTGAGCCTGATTAACAAACCGAAAGCCCCAATCGTAAGAGCCGCCGCCAGCATCCCGATCACAGGCAAAGGTGGTTCCGCAAACCGGAATGAAATGCGTGCCTATATCGCCACCATACGCCTCTTCAATCGTAAATGCAGTGTTTCCGTTCTCTTGCATGGCCCAAACAGTCGGGGTGTTATTGAAAAAATTTGTGACAGCTGACCCCGTCCCAAACACAGTCGGGTAATACCACGCGGCGTCTGGGTTCGCAAATAATTGGGGCTGCGTGGACGCGAAAGAGGTTCTAATCGCCGCGTCAATCGCTGTCGCTAAATTTGTGTTCACCGCCGCAGTCAAATGAACTCCGTCAGCGGTTACAGAGGTGTTTAAGCTGCCGTCAGAGTTCGTCCATGTCGAAGGGGGCGCAACATTGTCGTAGTTCACGAAGGCAATGCCCTGGTTCGTCAGCGATTGCTCCCACTGAGTCAGCACGGCCCGGCCCGGTTCAGCGGCCGGAGTGTTGTAAATATACGGGCACGAAATCACCAACAAATTTGCGCCAGCGCCAGCGGCTTTTGTAATAATTGATTGCGCGTTTGCAATGACGCTGGTAGCCGCGTTTAGCGCTTGCAGCGTGGTTGTAATGGACGTGTTGAAGTCATTCCTACCAAACATGACGGTAAGCGTTGCTCTGTTTCCAGTATGGGTCGGAAAACATGGGTAAGCAGCATCCATTAACTGCTGTGAAATGTAGCCAGTTGACCTGCCGCCTTGCGCCGTGTTCGTCAGCACGTTGTAGCCATATTTTCCAGCTAACACCATTGGATAGCTGATGAGCGTGCTGGGGTTGGTAGTCGTCAGCGAGTCACCGACCGCGATAATGCGATAGGGATTGTAATTCAGACTCGTATAGCTGCTTGCCACTTTGACGAGATTTGAGGCCGAAATTTGACTCCCTACGCCGGCAGATGTGGTTGCGTTTGCCAGCGCGTTCGATTGAGCCGGCGTCAACGCATTCGTGTTCTGGGAAAATGCGTAGGGCTGGATGAAGTTCCAGAACGCCAATGCGGCGTTGGTGTCAGATAGCCAGAAAGTGGCAGCTTGAGCGCCGGTCGCTTGAATGATGAAGTTCTGGCCCCAGGGCGACAGATATGGAATTCCACGGTACAGTCCGACCGGATTTGTGATGTCGGCCTGAGCGTAAGCCGGATTGCAGCTATGGCTTAAAGTTGCGATGATTGCGATTGTGAGCTTGATTAGGTTTTTCATGTATTACGGGGTGATTACAGTGGTTGAGGTTTGAACATTTCCGCCAGTCAGTTGCCATGCCGTTCCGTCCCATTCCAATAATGCGGCAGTGGCCGCGGTATTGAACAGCAAAGACTGAAACCCAGCGAACACGCCAGACACAGTAAAGGGTGCCGTGATTGCGGCATTGGCCCCAATGACGTAAATGCGCTTGACTTGGCGCAAATAAGTTCCATTTGGCAGCACGAGGTTGTATTTGCCAACCGATTTTGGCGTGATTTGGTTGATGTACGTCGGGTCGGCGCCAAGCTGGATGATGTCATCACCAGTCACAACTTGCACGGTTGGCGACTCAGACGGCCGCGACCACGGCGGCAATGGGCTAGTTCCCGGGATTGAGTTATTCATGATTTTTGGAGCCGCCCAGCTTCCTTGCGAGCGGTAAATAAGTTCGTTCGCTTCACCGTATAATCACGCATGAAGTCATCGTGACGCTTTGAATCTCGATCAACTTCCATCGCGATTTTAGCGCGCACTCGCGCCGAGACTGCTTCGGCTTCTTCTTCGCCAAATGGAACCATCTCACCCTTGCGCCATTCCAGTTTCCTGCCCTCCCAGACAATGGATAAAATCCAGCCCGGCATAATTGAGGGGTGAATGTAAAAACGATGCGCCGCCCGATCTACCGCCATTAGCGCGATGTGTTTCCGGCCGGCATCGCTCCCCATGATTCCAAGTATCCGATTTGCCTCAAAGCTGGCCTCGGTCAGCACAATGTAGTCGGTTCCATTGAGGAACTGATTGAAATCATGCTGCTCCGTAAGTTCAAATCGCTTTGACCAGTCGAGGCGATAAACGGCGAATCGCTGCGCTCGGTTGACGTTCCACAACCACGCCTCTTTCAAATTTGCTTGCGGCGGCAATGTTCCAACACTGGCCGCTCCGTCTGCCACAAAATCCTCCGGGTAGTAAATTGTTTCGTGCTGCTTGCGATATGCCGGGATAAAATCTTGCAGATCAAGAACCGCTTGCCGGATTAGCTTTGGAATGTACCCAACGTAGTCGCCATCGCTGGCAGTGCTCATCAACCCAATGCGCTGGCGATCCTGCGGCAAAAGTTCAAGAACCGAGTTGGTCCACTCCAGCCACGTCAAGTAGTCGGGCCCATGCGTCATACTTTGCCGGTGGCCAACGCGTCATTGATTGTTTCTGCTGGCTTTGCGATGGCCAAGGGAGCTTTGGCCGGCTCTGGATTAACAGCTTGGGCAAGAAGACCACCCGCCGAGGGATCCACCGTCCTTACGGGCTGAGAGCTCAGCAAGGATTGCCCCATGCCGGTTGAGCCTCTTACTTTTTTTTTCAAGCAACGCTCGTAGTCTTCGATGGTCAAATGATCCACCACGGATTTTTTGGTTGCAACCAGTTCGTCCAGCGCAGCAATTTCATCAACGTTTTCGGTCAAATAGAACCCGAGCCACATGCCACCAGCTTGCTCATAAGGCGTAAAATTGAACACAAATTTGCCGGCGGCCACGCTTTGATTCGCCCGCTTTGCGTGATAAATTTTGTACGGCGGCGGCTCAGCGATGGACGGAACTGGGGCGTACCCGGCCGGAGGATAATTCTCGGCAGCATATCCAGCCGCCACATATTGCTCCAGCGTCGGCCCACCGGGTAGCAGTGGAGGCGGGAGAAAGGTTTTAGCTGAGGCTTCTTTCGGCGGATTAGTGGTTTCGCTCATTGTGTTACCTTAGTTCAGGGGTTTCTTTTTTGCAATTAAAAAGCTGGTCGCGGCAAACCCAACCACGACCAGCTCGCATTTAACCGGCTGCCACGAAACAGCCAATTAATCAGTACCAAAACCCAGCGCGTGCAGATACCAGGTTCAGGTTGTTGGTGCCAGCGTAAGAAAGGTTTATCACCTTAAACCATTTTGCACCAAGGAAGTTTGTGGCCGAAACAAACGAGATGTACGCAGTGTTATTTGTGGTTTGATAAACCGATGCCGTAACTGTAAGCAGCGAGTTGGTTGCCACTGGCCACTTCGCAGCCATCGAAGCATCGTCGAGCGCCAAGGCGACCGTGGCCGTCAAGCTTTGAACCGGTTGCGGCGTGTTGTTCGTGTTTACTTGGGCGGTTACCCATTGAAACGAAACTCCGTTCGCATTCAGGTCGGCTGGAGTGACGCCTCGCGTGGCGATCCACCCGCCAGCACCGGCCTGGCCAGCGATGCCGGTAGCATAGTTCGCCGCAACCAAGTTTGTCACAACGCCATTGCCCGCAATCAGCAAATTAGTTGCCGTCAGAGGCGCGCTGTAATAATACGAGACAGGCTGTGCGATTGCCGCCGCGCAGAACGCAGAGACAAAGCAAAAGGCCACAAGGATTCGATTGACGCCAAATTTGATTTTATTTTTCATACTGAAGTAAAATTTATTGTTAGTGGTTGAGTTGAAGGTTGGGCCTGCCTGATTTCAGGTCAAGCAGGCCCAGATTGTTAGTTGCCGCTCAGATCAACACCCGGCACTGTGAGCTTCACTTTGGTCGGGTTGTAGTTTTCGATGATGCGATGCCGGTTGCTGTTACCAACCCGCACAGAGAACTTCTTGCTCTCCATGAGGATGGATTGCATGTTCATTTCCATGACGTACTTGAGGCCATAGATGGCATCAGCGGCGGCATTGGAGTTCGCGGTGCGCGTCACACTCATCGCCTTGATGAGGGCAACCGCAATGTCCGACCAGTCGATAAACCACATCGAGTAGCCCGCCGTTTTCTGGCTGTTCTGGAACTGACTGATGCGGTCATCGAAATACAAGTCGCTGAACACATTGAGCGTGTAGCCCCATTCCGGCAATTCGTAGGAGTCGTACTCGAATAGAACGGCACCGTTGAACGTGATTTTCTTGCCCTGCTCCATCCACATGGACACGTTGTCGATGCTGTATTTCTGTTTGTAGTACTTCGTCATGATCTGACGAATGAGCGGGCGAGTGCCGCGCATGTCGGTCATACAATCAATTTCCGTGACCTGCTGACCGGATTCACCCTCACGCTCCCGGCGCAGGTAATACCCCGCTTCGAAGATTGCGTCGAGGTCGAGCGGCCCGCCACCAGCATCGAGGACGTTACCGCAAAGCGCGATCTGGTTGCGAATACCGATGGTGCGAGTGCGATATTCAATCGCCATCGTTCCAGACTCGCCGGACGCCGCCCAAGCGGGGTCGTACACCGTAGGCAAGTTTTGCCACAGCTGCGTGGTCTGGTTTTCGTCTTCGGCGTCGCCGTAAAAACAGGTTTCAAAAAACTGGCGCTCGCTTTCAGCTTCTTGCTGCTTGCGCAACTGCGCCAACGGCAACAAGCGGAATTTCGCCAAACCGGCAGAGGTTTTGTCTGCCGCGGCAGCCTTGAGCAGGTTCAAATACTCAGCATTGTACTTGTGTACGCGCCGAGTCGTTTGCGGCCAATAATCCACCAAGCCCCATTCGTTGAAGCCCGGCAAAGCATTGCCGTAGCTCTCGAAATTACTGACGGAATTGGATTGCAGGCGCACGATGCCAATCACAGGCTGATAGGCAGCCTTTTGAGGAGTCGTCGCGCTGTCGTACCAAGTACCAGTCGCAGCGCCATTGCCACCCCAGTTACCGCCATTGGGGTAAGTGCGGTTCGGGGCCAGAATCACCTTGGCCTGATTGGCGTCCACGTTGAACGCACCAACGACATGCATGGTGCTGGTGTATTTTGCGCCAGAGTTTGGATCACTCCATTCCACAGTCACGCCGTGGCGAGGGAGGAAGAATTTTTCAATGTTCTTCAACACGTTGTTTGGAGATTTGGCGAGCCAAGAGCTGTCAGCATCCAATGAACCGTTGTTCACGGTAACAGTCCAGTGACCAGCCGAAGCGGTCTGGCTAGTGCCGCCAAGTAAGCCGGCGGCGGCAGCGGCGACCAAGTCGGCATTCGTCGAAGCTGCGCCAGCGGAAAGGCGAAAGTAACCAGGATTAACCCGGTTGCGGCGCGGCACGAGATCGAACGGCTGAATAATTGATTGCGGCTGAGCGCCGGCAGATACTTTCAGTGGGGTGTGGCGGGACAGCAGCAAATCCATCAGCGTGCGCTGAGCAGAGCCAGCCATGCGCGCCTCCTTGGTTTGCGCGATAACCTTGTCGAGGCCGACTTCCTTGAACATGACAGATTCAATGTCGGATTGATTCCAGCCAGTGATGTTGGCGCGAGTCAAGCTCATCGCGTCGTCCACCATGATTAAGCGTGGATTGCAGGCGTTGGCGTTAAAGCCGTTGGCTGCAGTGTTGGGCGCTTGGGATGCGCCGGCGGGTGTATTGGCCATATTTTATTGTTGTTGGTTGTTGTTGCGGATTGTCCGCTGTTACTTTCAATCTAAGGTTACATTGTGAAAAAAAAAGAAAAACGCCGGAAACGGTTGATTTTGTCTCCGGCGTGATTGTCCGCCGCTAGTTTTTAATCCTCAAACTCCCTTTCCGTAGAGCGTTGCGGCGACATCAATCCCGCCGCCGGGGCTTGCGACTGATTTCAAAGGCTCAGCACCGGCAGCGGACGGGCGAGGGGCTGTAATTGGAGCCACGATTTCGACTGGCGCAGTTTGAGGTTTTCCAGCTGCGCCACGCGGACGCCTTTCAAAGCCCCTGGCTTTTGCGTTCTCGATCTCCCATTTAACCCGTCCATCAATGGTATTTTTAGCTTCGTGCGCCAAATAATCTACGATTTCAGAATCCGTGAACGTCCAGTACGATTTTGACCGCCACCCTTCCCGATCCAAGCTCTCGCGCTCGCCTGGCTCAGAATTCAATTTTGCATTGAATGCTTCACGAGAGAGAAACGTTCGACCATCCTTCACCTTGTACTTGCCACCTTTTTCTGCGAATATGCGCCCCTCGCGGTCAATGAAGTTAGCCAAATACGCATGGTCAGCGTTTTTGGGGTCGTAGTCCACGCATTGATTTTTAAGCAGCAGGAACGCACCAACCCGGCGCCGGGCGGCAGTGCCCTCCTCGCGCATTACCGCAACCTCCAGCGGAAACTCTTTAGCGGCTTCCGCAACTCCTTTTTCCTTGAGCAGCTTTAGCGCTTCCGCGCAGGGAGAGCTTGGGTCGCCATCAACCAGCGACCGCAAGCCGGCCGAGAATTCTGTTGCAACCCAATTTTCAACTTTGGGCTGAATTTCGAGTCGCCGCTGTTGCTGTTTGATTTTTTCCAGTTCTGGCCGGCTTTGAGCAACCGCCTCCTCGGTTCCAATTGCGCGCTGAACCCGCTTTGATTCAACGGGCCGAAGGGCCGGCCGGCTACTGGCCAGCGCTTGGAATTCATCGTCTTCCTCGTTGAGCGTGCGTTCGGGGTTTGCCTTGAGCAGATCTTTCGCCCTGGAATCAAAATCACGATACCATTCAACCAATTTCTTTTTGAAACCCTTGCGCTCAGGGAACAAGCGCTCTGCAACTTCCGCTTCCCGCAAGTCTTCGCGTTGTTCGGGATTAAGTGTGGCGATGTACGCCTCGTCAGCATCCACCGGTGCGGGCGCAAACGGGGCGGGTGGTTCAGGCTTCGCAATTGGCGTATCAACAAAATCCGCATTCTCTTTGGAGATTACGGACACCACTTTTTTGCGCTTCGGCGCTGCTGGCGCTGCCGCAACCGGTTCGACGACTGGAGTAACCGGAGGCTCAACAACTGGCTCGACTGTCGGCTCAGCTGCTGGCTCAATAACCTCGGCCTGCGGTTCCAGCGTTTCGAGAATCGCGGCCATTAGCGGATCGTGGGGCTGCTCCTCTTCAACTGGCTCAACCGGGGGCTCGACCGGAGGCTCGACCGGCTCAATCACTGGAGCGACCGGCGGCGGGACTACTGCGATTGGTGCGGCCGGGGCCGGGGCCGGGGCCGGAGCCGGCGTGAGTGGTGCTACGGGTTCATCAAACATATTCGTGGTTTATTGCGGTTGCGGTTGTTGCTGCTGTGGAGGCGCACTCATGGCCTGCTTGACCATTTGTGCGGCCTGTGGATTGGTTTGCTGAAGGACGGCGATAACTGCCTGCATCCCCGCCGCGTCCTTGTGTACCGCCTCAGCGAGTTGCTGGAGCGATTGCATTACTTGCTTGTCTTGCGAGAGAACGAGCGTGTCGTCTTCGCCTGCCTTGGTTTGAAGTTTAACGTCAACACCAGCATCGAGGCTGTGGAATATGGTGTTGATAATTTCAAACACCTTGGCCTTACCCATTGCTCCAAACACCGCGTTTTGAATTTCCGGGTTGAGGCTTCCAATGGATTGCAGCATTTGCACCATGACTGTCGCGGCCTGCTGTCCAGCTGGGCGATTTCCGCCGTCGCGGCTAGTGAACATGTAGTCATGCACCAGCGAAGTCTTTGCTCCAGTGATTTTGACGTAGCCGGTCGGATCATCACCGTCTGGGTCTCGCGGCTCGAAGCCGGCTTTTTTTACGATACTGTCTGGATAGCGGTCGGAGATAGTAAGCTCAACCTGATCGTCGCCACAGGCGACCAGCGATTCAAAACAGATCCGCTTCATCGCCGCGCGACCTTCATCAATGCTTTCACTGATGAAGTCGTACACATTATCTGTGCTATTGGCGATTGCCACCGACTCATGCGCGCTGATTTCATGGCTCGCGGCTTGTCCCTGCTCATGTGGAGACATTACGAGCAAGCGGTCAGCTAAGGCGATCACTTGCGTGATTGCCTTGAATATCTGCTCAATGCTTTGATTTGGGTGCGACCGAACAACAATAAAAGCCTGACTCGGGTCGATTCCGAGTTGTTTCAGCTTCGAGAAACTCACCTCCAGCATTTGCGTGCTGGCGTATGTCCCCTTGTTTTGCATCAATCGCTTGAACTCATCCCGAACCTGATTGCCCTCCGGTGTGTCCGGAAAGACGTCAGTGTTGAGAACAGCAACGGAAAACAGGTCTTGCTTGACCACTTCGAGAAGCTGGCTGTACAAATTGGTAAGCTGATCCTGGTACGACATCAGCTCGTGGGCCAGCGAGACGTTAATGAGTCGGTCGTCTTTCTCGTTGTGACTGAATACTGCCGCTGGGCTGGACGGGCAAATCTTTGCGTACACCACAGTTGCATCCCCGGCCACGCGAAGGTGAATCCAAACCGGATGCGGATAGGTTCCCCAGCCCCAAACCGAAGGCCGAACCTTCACCCAGATGTGGCTGAATATGCAGGAGGTTTCTTCCATTTGCCCATTGAACAATCCAACCTGATTCTTTCGATCATTGGTTGCGGTTGTGGCAGTTGGAGTTTCGCCTTGCGCGGGATCCAGTGAAGGCGGAGGGGTGATGGTGTGGGAAAAATATTGATTAAAGTAGAGCCAATAAGTACTAAACCAATCGGCCATGCTTCCGGACGTAAAAGATACCGATGTGCGATTAAAATACGCAGCATTATTGGCCACATCCCCCCAGCGACAAACATCCCAGAATCCAACATATTTACAGCCATTATCAGTGTTCAGCGAAGACAACGGAAACGCATTGTCATAAAACATTCTACTCGGATGCGGCATTACCCACGCGATACCCTCTTTGACGATGCGAACGCGGTTTTTCTTTTTATCACTCGCGAATTCTGGCGCAACATTGTCGCGCTCAAGTTGAATCTCGCGCTCCCACCACGCACGAGGAAAAGCGACGCAATGCCCGTACAGGAACATGTCTCGGCTGATCTGAGTTTGAGTGTGACGATAATCAAATTGATCGGCCATGATGTCCACGCGCTGAGAAAGTAGCTCAGCGCGAAGCTTGCCGACCTGGGTTTGATCGCGCGCTTCGTATTTGAAATAAGGCCACAAGGTGTTGTATTTCACCACCTGAGCCGCTAGCCGCCGCGTGATAACCGACCGCAGCAGGTTGACATTAACCTCGTGAAATTTTGGGATGTTGACGCCGGTTATCTTTCCGTCCTTGTCTTTATTTACGCACTCACCCGGCACCGCCTCGGCCCACTTGTCACGATTCTCGGTCGAAATTCGCCCCTGCGCATACTGCATGAGTGGGAGGATGGTTTTATTGATCGGCGTGCTGTCCCAGGCCATATCAACTGCGGAATACTTGGAATGATTCGCCAGAGAAAACACGATGTGCTCTTGAAGCCAGCCTTGAATCTGCTCCTCAAACTTTTTACGCATGGAGATGTCGCGATTAAGGATGCGAATCTCAGTGGCCGTCATTTTCGCTTTGCGCCGCGGTGACGGCTCTTTTGCGGTAAAGAACTCCTGAAGGCGAGCGTCAGTGGTGCCGTACTCCTTTAGAATCTCAAAATCTATCATAATTTTATCAAATCCAGCGGTATAATCGGCTTCCACTTCTTTCCAAATTTAAGCTCCAAGAAAGCCGCCTCAATGATGCTGAGGTGTAGGCTCACCGGCGGGGTAAAGCGGTTATATTTTATGCCTCGCGCAACTTCCTGTGGGCTGATTGCGCACATGGCGCCCATCTCAACTTGAGTCAGGTTCAATAGCCGACATAGCCGATTGAACCGCTCGCGACTCCAGCCGCTCAAAACTCCGGCGCGCCGATAACGCAACCGGACCTGAGCCGCGATGGCTTGCCCCTCGGCCATTACTTGGACGGCGAGCCGGGTGGTAAATTGTCTTCTTGAGCAGGAACCCCCTTACTCTTGTACATGGCAACTGAGGGAGAATCCCCTTCCGCCGCCTCCGCTTCCGGCGACTCACCCGCCTCGCCGGGGTCTTCTTCGTCATCTTTTTCGATTTCAACCTTGGAGATCGAAATGGAAATAACCTTAGTGCCAGCCTCATCGAGCGTGCCCTCAAACCGACCAGTGACCTTATCGCCGGGCTGCTTCGTTGAAAACAGTTCCGCGATTTCCGGGGATTCGGTTGAGTCGATGACGATTTTGTCTTTGATGTCAGTGCTATCCATATTATTGTTGCCTTGTCTTTAGGGTTACACCGTTTTGATAAAAAGTCAACTTATGTTCCAAGCCGCGTGATTGTTGGTAGATAAGCGCTGGTCTGCATCGTGTTGCGCGTGTCGCCAGAGAATTCCATCCGGAATGGCCCGTAGGTGGCCGCGTCAAACGTGTGAATGTATTTAGAGCGCTTGGGATTGCCCGGTTTTTTGGCATCCTCTTCCAAGTGACGCAACATTTCAATGTGGCCCGGGCATGTCGCGCTCACGAAGTATTCATCCATGTACAGCTTTGACTGCAAGAAGCGGACGCGGCTTTCTACGGAGCCAGCGCCCTTTGGGCAGCCCAGCATCTTGATCGATTTACCATCAAACTCATTAACCACCTTCGCGAACTCTTTTTCAAAGTCCCACGCATCGTAAGAACCCTCGCCGCCCGGACGCCACTGATTTACCGCGGACTCGTCAGTGGTGTGCCGAAAACTGAATTTGTACGGCCTGCCATCATTGGATGGAAGCGGCATCTCGGACCACTTGCGCATTTTCCCAATGATCTCAGCCGCCATCAGCTTGTAGAGGATTCGCTCACGCAAATGAATGACCTCGTCGATGACTATCCAAATTGGCTTTTTGGCGGTCGGCACAAGCTGGAGAAACGACACACACGAGTTTACTTGGCCCAAGTCGTAGCTGATGTCGATTGGGTAGCCGGCGCGCGGAAGCAGTCCAATACTGCTCTTGGCGTCCCCCTTGACGTGGACGTCAAATGAGAAATATTGCTTAAACAGCCCCTCGCCAGTTGGTCTTGGCGTCCAAATGCCCTTGATGAGCCGATCAACGGCACTAGTGTCGTTCTTGGCTTCAACCAGCAATGTATTTTGGTAGGACCGCTTTTCCTCTGCGCTCCAAAATACATTCTCGGTCAACGGGACATGCCAGACGGCAAACTTTGGATCCGTCCCTTTTAACCGACCGCCGCCGTTTGGAATTTCAATTTTCTTCGACTCGTCCTTCCCATCGTTCACCATCGTGCGCCAAACCCAATGCTCCTCACCTGAATCAGCCGGGTTACAGTTCGCCATGTAGATTTTAGGCGCGCCAGTTGGGCGACGAAGTTGTTGCAGTGGGGCGTTCAGATAATCAGCCGAATCGGTTTCCGTGATTTCCTCGAACAAGAAAAGGCTTGGCTCCATGCCCTTAATGCGGGCCTTGATGTTTTCGCCGTGCGGGATGGACTTCAGGATTACCCGCGACCACGTTCCAAATTTATTCCCAACAAAGGCGTAGCGGTTTTTTTGGTCATCCATCTTCGGCTCGGTGAATTCAAGCCCGATGCCGTCGTACCACTCTGGGAGCGTCAAGGAGAACAGCTTTTCCCAAGCACCACCTTCGGTTGCCGCGCTTCGCAAGATGGCGCAAATGACCGCCAGTGGGGTAATGTGGGGCTTTCCAGCTATGGGCGCAACCAGGTCACTGTAAAGATGGTTGACGACACAGTGGAGCGATATGCCAGACTTGAACGAGCCGCGTTCTCCGTAAAGCAGCTTGACGATTGCCTCGCTAGGGTTGCCCGGGACGCTGTTGGTCCGCATGATGTCGAGGCCGATTGGCCCAATCTTGGGACGCCAAGATTTGCGCTTTGGCTCACGCGGCTTTCGGCCCGGCGGCGGATCCAACAACGCCGCCAGCGTTTGCATATCATCGCTCATTGGTCGTCGAGGTCTAAGATGCCCTTGGGTCGCTTGGCACCTTTCTTTTTACCGTTGACGATTTGATGAACCTTGGCCTGCGTCAGCATTCCGTCGAGAACACTGTTGTGAAAATCTTTCAAGATCAAAAGCAGCGCGCGACGATCTTCGCGAAGCATGAATTTTTCTTGTGGCGTTAACTCACCATCGAGGGAGGTGTTAATTTTATCAACCTCGGCTTGAACAATCCAAAACTGCCGGTTAATCCCGCCCCCCATGCTTTCGACGGTTGATCGGAAGTGGTGGCGCTGCTGCTTTTGACAGGTGAGCGCGAGTTTGGCCGCATCTGGCGGCAACCCCATGTTCTCCAGCCCCGCCTTTACCGCCGCATCCTCTTTTTCAAGCAACGCAGCAACGTCAGCCTCCTCCGGCAGCACCTCCTCCTCATCGGCCGTCATTGGCGGAATATCGGCCGGCGGTCGATGGATTACGGTTGCATCGGCGGGCGGAGTGACACGACTTGGCGACCAGCGAGCAAACAGTGATTTATTGTCGCGAATGGCGTCTCGAAGCTGGCGGGGATTACAGCCTAGCACATGAGCCGCTTCGGTGATTTTTCCACCTGTTTGCTCAAGTGCTAAGTTGATTATGGCTTCCCGTTCAGCATCCATGTGGTTATTCCGCCGGGATGAAATCCAGATAATATTTCTGGCCGGCAACGAATTTGCCGACGAGGTCCGGATTCGTAATGGTGATGTCCAACGTGCCGCTCGGCGTCCAACGAGCGAAATCGTTGTCCTCGCTTTTGCCAGTGGTATCGAATGGCTTGTCGGTGACCGCTTGCAGAATTACCTGCTGATGGTTTTCCGCATGGTTGCGGACTTCTTGAACTACGAATTTTGCGCGAGTATTCATATTTATTTGTCTGTTTCGATGCTCGATGCCGCTGGCTACGGGTGAGTTTTTCGCCAGCGATTCATCCGAGCAAAATCTGAAAGAGCTTCCGGAGTGATTAAAAAAGCATTACTGCTCGTGTTTGCTATGCCGTAATTCGTGGCCAGCGGTGGAGCAAACTGCTTTCCATACACCAAAATGAGAGCATTGTAGCGGTCGCGAGCGTGCGCCGTTATGATCGCCCCACCATCTGCGGTCCACGCAATAAGCCCACTGTTTTGCTCGGCTCCGTCCCATGAAGCGGTGGATGACTTAACCACCGTTGGCGTAACCGTTGAGCACCCAGATAGCAGGCAAAGAATCCCTGCAATTACGGCGGCGGATAAAATCCACGGCAAAAAATCACTCTGCGATTTCTTCACGGATTTCATTGGTGTTCTTTTTTGCGATGGCTGCATTTGTCGCTGAGTTGGCATCGGTTTCGTTCTGGGCCGCTGCCGCCGCCTGCACGTTGGCCGCGTTCTTCAAAGCGCTTCGACCAGAGGCCCAGGAAAAGATTTCTTTCACCGCCGAGAACGCAGCGGTGATCACGGATGTGATCGGGTTCACTTACTGGTGGGGTAAATGGTTAAAATACCCTGCGCAAATGATGTGAGTCCCGGCACTGCGTAGAGCGACCAGTTGCTCAACTTTTGGTCCAGCGCGTATCCCAAAAACGTCTGGTACGCTGCCACGCCTGCGTTGACACCAGAGATAACGCTCGGGTCAACTCCAGTGGTGAAAGCGTTGGCGATGTTTTGCACCGCATTCGGATCCGTGGAGCCTGTGCCAACCAAGTCTTCAATGCCAGTGGCCACCGCTTGCAAATAAGCGATGCTATTGGTGTCCGACCGGCCAGCGATGGTTGCAGCGGCAACACCGGTAAGCTTCATGGTTGCAGCAAACTGATTAGTGTTGACCGGGTTCCCAAAAACAAACAACAGTCCATTGGTGTCAGTCCCAACGACAGATGTATTGCCTGAGCCGGTCTTGCAACCGCAGCCGGTGACAATGGTGAACGTGGTAGCGATTGCGACCAGCATTACCAGTGCGATGATGTAACGAGCATTATTTTTCATGGTTATTTATTTCAGTCTTGTTTCGGTTTGGGAAGCGTCCTTGAGCGCGTCGCCCACGAACGGGATTTTTTGCTCGATGCGTTTCAGCAGTTGCGCATGGAACAGCCAGGCGAACATGCCAATAACACACCCTAGAATCAGGGTAGCAATTAAATAGCGAAAAAAAGAAGCTTTGTCCGCGTGCGCATCAGCCGGCGGCACACACAAAAACAAATACGCGCCAGCCGACACCGATATTGTCAAAAGCGGAATACGCTGGTTTGGAAATGACGGAATGAGCTTGAGAACATACCCAACAAACAGAGCAGCCAGAACAGCCAGAACAGCCGGGTTAATTTGAACCAGCGACCAAACAAATTGCAGCGGATCGTTCATTTTGACTCCTTGTCTTTTTTGCAGAGCGCTTTGTTGTGCTTCAGTGAGTAGTAGGCCGCGCACAGGCCAATGCACACCGATATAAATCCAACTATCGGAGTCAGCACACCAAGCCATGTCAGAAGCACGGCTGCCCCACTCCCGACGCTCGCAGACATCCCAAACGCGGGCTTGCTGGCAGCCATTGCGAGCTTGGCCCCTAGTAGTTGATTTGTGTCCATTAGTTGTTCCAATTAAGGCCGCAATGCCAGCCAGTTTGTCTGCACGTTGGTTTCCGAAAAGTGGAATATCACCTGCAAGTTGGTCCCGACAAGATTGACGCCGTACCAGGGATATTTCGGCTCGGGCAAGCGGATAACGTTGGTATGGTTCACCGCCGGGGCCGGCCGATCTTTGAAATGCCAGCGCAGTAAATTCTGTCCTTTCGTTTCGATGTCCAATAGCAGCACCAGCCCGATCAGCATGGCCAGAAAAGCAAAGATTCGCGTCAGGGCCTCAAGCGTCGGCAGCGGCCGTCCCGAAAGCCAACGGCTGGTTTTGAAGCCCCAAGTATTCAACCAATCAAGCATTTTCATGGCAGTAAGTTAGTGCACGACAGCACCGTGAAATTGGACCACTGACCAAAATGAATGGAGTCGAAATTCCAAGCGCCCGGCGCGGAATTGGTGAAGGATCGTAGCCCGCCGAAGCTCGCCCGCAGGACGTTCGTGTCGTAATAGCGATCCCAAGAATTGGTCTGGTAGAAATCAATGCTGAAAGTAAACGCCGGAGCGGGATTCGTAAAAATAATCATTGTGTTATTGGTCAGCGTCAAGACCAGGCCCACACGGATTTGATTGGTGTATTTGGACAGATCCACGACGACGTTGCTCCCGCTGGTGTAGTTGAGAACGTTGCCCAAAACGTTGGAGGATAGCCCGGTAACTTGCGAGCTGGCCACTGTGCCATAAAAATTGGTTGCCCCCTTTGAATTTCCGGAAGTGTTGTTGGTTAAAGATCCCGTTACCGAGGAACCGTTCAAATTCGTCACACTGGCACCATTGCCAGAAAGCGTTCCGGTAAACGTTCCGGCGAGGGTCAACCCC